AGAAGATTGAGTCAGGGTTTAATACCCCTGGCTTCTCTCTCTCTCTCTCTCCCCGTCTTGCTGTATAATGCAGCAAGATGTGCTTTGTGCACACACTACATATCATTAGGAGATTTGAGATGCCATACGTGAATGAAAGTGACGGCGATACCCTATTGAAAGATAGGTTTCTCCGTTACATTCGGACAGGTCATCCGGATCACTACTATTACACAAGTAGTGATCTAGACTCAATGTCATCTCGAGCCCAGTATGGATGGCGTTCGGTTGGTGAGAAAGACGCAGCTTACGCTGATCTTCTCGCTGTCCAAAAGGACGCCCGCTGGAATGATACTCAAAGCATCGTCAAAGCCATGGACCGTGTTGAACGGTCTATGGAAAACCCTTTGATTCGCGATCGTGGCGATATGATTTGCCATGAACGTGACTATCAAGTCGTTGATCAGAGACAAAATGTTGGACCAATCTGCCCTTGGTTTTCGGGCGGAGTAACCCAATATGAATTTGTCCCTGCAGTCAACTGCTCGATATACTCTAGGCCCTCCAGTTTAACGGAGAGCGCTATTAGAGCAAAGGGTGGTACGTTGCTTCGACGCTCCCGGCCTACCTACCCTCATAGCAATATGGGGCAATGGTTTGGCGAATTGCGTGACCTTGGCCGGATGGTAGATCCTGACTTAGCTCGTCAGTTTCTGCCATCTGGCCCTTATCGATTGGGTGATACTGTCTACCCAAGGGGTAAGGGTCAGATCCAATACCGTAAGGTAAAGGGTCGCTCCAACAAGCATCCGTTAATTCGGACGCAGCAAGAGATTGCTGCAAACTATGTTGGTGCTCAATTCGGATGGATCCCCTTCTTCGGGGATGTCATCAAGGCCGCCGAGGCCATAGCCAATTCCGACAAGATACTTAATCAGTTCTTGCGGGATAGTGGCAAGCTAGTACGGCGAAGTGGTCGTGAAGTCATTTCACAGAACACTGAAACGAAGACACATACATTTGCGGGCAATCCCTATGGGAACCCGCTCTTGTATTCTTCGTATAACCAATACATAGCTGGCGTTGGCGTGACAGTCAATGGCTCTGCTGGCATGTTTAATTCTAATGCCAAGCTAGAAGTCCAAACAACTGTCTCGGAAGAGACGGAAGTTCGCACTAGTGCACTATTTGAATACTTTGCATACGACCCGGAAGGGGCGTTGCCTCGTATTCTGTCGGCGCAACAGAAAGCCCAGCAATTGTTGGGTAATTCCGTTTTGTCGGCTAGTACGCTGTGGGAACTAGTTCCGTGGTCCTGGATGTCTGATTGGTTTGTGGATATTGGTAGCTTGTTGAGTTACCAAGAATCCGTTCAAACCGACAGCCTTGTTGCGAGACGCGGATCCGTTGTCTATGAACAGACCATTACTATCCTAAACCACATGAAAATGCGGCAAGGTAGCGGTGGTCCAGTTGTAGGTACTTGGATTCAGTCTCACACGGATCGCCATCAAAAGCGATTTCCAGGCACTCCATATGATATGGGGGTGAGCTGGAGTGGGTTTTCCACCCAACAATGGTTCATCCTTGGGGCATTGGGAATTTCTAATGCTCCTGGCGTACCGTTTGGTTAGGCATCCATACCTTTCCATCCTGTGCGATTAACCCAAAAATGGGCAAATAACAACTGAATAGTTAGGAGAGCGCCATGGCGTTCGCAGATCCACAGTCCGTTACAGTTACGGCGGGTGCAGTTAGCCTTCCGAGGACGGGCTTTACAGCCAATTCCGGAAAGTTCACTTCTGATGACGCGGAGATCTCGCTTGAGATCAGCCACGCTCAGGGGAGCAGAGTTCGGCATCTTGTTCGTCTTACAGACAAGCAAGTGGTGTCGAATCCACTCGTCCCTGATCAGAACATTGCCGTGAACATGTCGGCTCACATTGTGATCGACATGCCACGCAATGGCTACACCGTGGCAGAAATTGCCAACTTGGCTGCGGCACTTACTACGTGGGCTACCGAGGCAAACCTTACAAAGGTTATTGCCGGAGAGTCCTAATAGTAGGTACTTAGTCATGGCTTGGATATTACACACCTCGAAAGGGATGTAATGGAAAGCCAAATTCAGCTCTACCTCGTTCTCCTCCGTGAGGTTGGAGAACGCTGTGGCACTAGCACGTCAAAGGATGAAGAAACTATCCTAAGACGAGTTGCCGAAGAGGGTTTTAGTTATCTAACTATCACCCTTCCCTCGTTCGAGAAAGGCCTTCTAGCCTGCCTCGAGCAAGGTCATTTCGACTCTAAACTCTTCGAGGGTTTTGCTCTCGGAAAGCTAGGGATCCCCAAATTGTTCCAGGGATTCCTAAGTCGAATCTTCGACGACAATGGTGATGTCAGGAGTGAACGACCAGATGTGGTCGCTCGCCACATACAAGCGGTTCGGCAGCTTTGCTGCTTCTACGCGAAGTATGAGGCCCCAACTACAGAAGCTCGCCGTCAGGCGGCGCTTGCTGCGTATGAGACTACTGACGCCCAGTTAGCAAAGAATATTTTCGAGTACCCAGCAGATTTTGCTGAGCTCGATGGTATCCTTAACACGTTTAATACCTTCTTGGGTGATTACATCCGAGAGGTAAATAGCGCCTTGTATCACAAGGGCGTCAAGCCGAAACATGGGCCTGGCGCTGTTGCTGAGAAGCTTACCTATAATGGTAAGTATTCCAGCTGCACTTGGACCGACCGATTGGAAGCTTACTTCCCTGCATTTGACACTCTTTGTGTTAATGCCGGAGATTGGCTTTCAAGTTCGGTGTCCTACCTGGGTAGGGATCAGGAGCCACCTGTTAGGGTGGTTACTGTCCCGAAAACGGCGCGAGCTCCACGAATCATTGCCATCGAACCAACCTGGATGCAATTTGTCCAGCAAGGTATCTTTGGCTTGATGACTGATGTACTTTCCAAGAAGAAGTTTCGTCCTTTACAGGACAGCTTCGGATGGAACAGCCAGATCCCTAATCAGGAAATGGCCCGAATCGGATCAACCGGTGGCTTTGCCACTATTGATCTCTCGGAAGCATCAGATCGTGTTAGCTTAGCACTTGTTGAGCATCTGTTTTCTAGGTTCCCTTTTCTTTTAGGAGCCATGAAAGCATGTCGCTCAGAAAGAGCCACACTTCCAGACAATGGACCAGATAATACAATCCGTTTAAGGAAGTTTGCGTCGATGGGGTCCGCTCTGTGTTTTCCTGTCGAGACTTTGGTCTTTACGACCATCGTTCTTTACAGTATGACACAGGTTTACGGAACCCCGTCCACCATAGCGGAGAGAGACGTCTTTTGGCGTCTATTCCGCGTCTTTGGGGACGATATGGTTGTTCCTGAAGAAATAGTGCCCTCTCTAATTGGGAATCTTGAGGCATTTGGTCTCAAGGTCAACACGCAGAAATCTTTCTGGAATGGTAAATTCCGGGAGTCCTGCGGTGAAGACTGGTACTACGGCATGACGGTTAATTACGTCAAGTCGCGGCATCCATTACCCGAGAGGAGACAACACGGTTTACGCGTGCTTCAGGCAGTCGCCTTGCATAACCACCTCTTTGTAGAGGGGTACTACAAGACTGCAGCACACATAGAATCCATACTTGTTAGCATGGGTCTAGGTGTGTATGCGCCTGTTGGTACGTATTGCTACGCCATGTACACTTGGCATGAAGACAAAGTGAAGTATCGCACTTCGCCCACGCTTCAAAAACTAGAGGTTCAAGCTATAAAGGCACGTAGTGTCTTTCGCGTGGACCCCCTAAGTGGCTATGGCGCACTCCGGAAATACTTCCTCAACATCGACTCTCGCGAGCCGCTGCAGGAAGGACATCTAGAGCGTGCTGGACGGCCCCTTCGCGTCACAATAACGAAGGGCTGGGCCGATCCGACTGTAAAGCCGGAAGAGTCCAGGGTGCTGCCTTGGGTCTAATACCCCAAGGTTAGCGGGAAGGCTAGACCTTCCACGG